TGATTGAGTTGGCCAATTCTATTCGAGATGGAAATAAATCATATATTTATCAAGTTTATGAGGAATTATTCAATCTATTTGTTGGATTGGGAGAAAAATATTTAGGTTTTGACTGGAACCAAATCAAACAAGCATATCTTGATAAAAACAAAATCAATCATCAAAGACAAGAGAGTGGTTACTAATGGCATGGATAAAAAACGGAAAAATCTACAAAATCGTTAATGCTATGTCAGAAACAAATTTTACAAATAACATAAATTCCCACAAAGAGCGTGGCTGGAATCTTGTGGGAGACATCAAACGAGATAAATACGGTTTTTCGTGCTTGATGTTTTGTGAAAGGAAGGGGTTACGTGACAGCAACAAAATATAACTCCAAGAAAGTAGAGCTAGACGGATATACATTCGATTCACAGATTGAAGCTAGGTATTACCAACGGTTGAAATGGCTGCAGGAGCATAAAGAAATACTGTTTTTCCGGTTACAGCCAAAGTATTTACTCCAAGAAGCGTTCAAGAAAAACGGTAGAACTTATAGAAAAATAGAGTACATTGCCGACTTTGAAATACATCACTTAGATGGAACAATCGAGGTTGTGGACGTGAAAGGGATGGAGACAGAGGCCTTCAAAATTAAGAAAAAACTGTTTGAAAAGAAATACCCCCATAAACTCAGCTTAATTACATACGTCAAGAAATATGGGGGATGGATTGAACTAGAAGAATTAAAGAAAAGGAGAAAACAAGCGAAGAAGGTGAAATAATATGTCGTCAGTCCTTAAAAATGGCTCGTTTGACGTTTTGAAAGTTTCAGAGATAAATAATACCCAGACAAGCTTAATCGGGCAAAATGAGCCAATAACAAAGCGATATGAGGCATTGAAAGAGCAGTTAGAAATCGCACTTAAGACAAAAGACCAAGCAATAGCATATAACGCAATTTTAGAGAACCTGCTGTACAAGGCAGAGCAAGAAATCAAAAGGTTGAATGAAGAAATCAATCAACTTACACGAAAGTAGGGCTAGGGGATGAATGTTGTTATTGTAGATGACCGGAAACCGTGGATGAAAGAGGAAGATAAGCTAATGACATGCGCTTGGTTTTGCCCGCTGTATAGAAAATGTAGTAGCAAGTTTGGGCGCGATTGCAAACGGCTAGGCGGACCGGAAATACCGAAAATAAGAAGTGAGGAGTGAGAACGTGAAAACAAATAAACAAGACTTACAAGAGTGGAAAGAGCGGTTGGCAAAAGCAGAAGAATTGATTTAAAAAAGCCAGGACCACTCCCGGCGAATGTACTCGATAGTTTTATTTTAACATGGGAGTGGTTCGGTTGAAAATAGATACAGAAAACATGATAGCAGAAATCAGTCTCACGGAAAACTCTTTATATATCGTGAAGGATGGAAAGATAACGAAAGTAGAAGCAATAGAATATGGTGAAGACAAAATCATCTGGAAAAATGGACAAGTGTTAGATTTTATTCGGAGTGAGAGGGTGAGGGTTTAATGATTGAATTAAAATATGTTATTACAAATGGATATGTTGATGAAGTAATGATAGAAAATGCGTTAAATGATGGTTGGAACTTCGTTTGTACTGTGCCTGCTAAACTGATTCATCCACATGCTTTAGAAACTGATAAAGCAACTATTCTTAGCAAATACCATAAATAAATTTTGTCCCTACCGAAGAACGGACGGACACATTCTTGTTGCGATTATTCGTGATGAGTTTGTGTCCGTTTTTATTTTGTACGAAAGGAGTAAAAATATGCGGAAGAAACTTTTATATAAAACAAGCTACTGCAAGGGGTGTATTTGGCTCAAAAACGGCTCGTTTTGCCCTTTTAAACGTTGTGTGAAGGGTTTTGGTTGGGTTGCGGATAAAAAGGCAGAGGAGGGTCGGAGCTGATGAATAAAAAAGAAATTGAGGAGATACTAAAGAATTACCACTGGATGTTGAATAGTATCAAATTAGAACGGGAAGCACTTAAACAAATAGGCGGAAATTTATCGGCAAAATATGGAATTGAAGCCTCTTTGCCAAAAGCACATGGGCAGAGTGGTGACCCGGTATTTCAAGAAGTTGTTCGACGTAGTAAGCGTTGGAAGAAGATTGAACGTTATGAAAGAGAAATTAAAATTATTCAAGACCGTATAGAACGTATAAAAGATGAACGTGAAAGTGAAGTCCTATATTGGTTACTCGAGGGAAAAAGTTATCGCTGGATTGGTCAACATATGGGTTTTTCTTCTTCTCATATCAAAAGACTCAGGGATTCTATTGTTGAACAATTAGCTGATACAAATGGCACAAATGGCACAGATGGGACGAATTTCCAAAATCGAAAATCGGCATGTTAAAATGGTAGGCAGGACGGGGAGGAAGTTTTCCCCATATATGAACGGATTATTTTAAAGCACCTAAAAATTATTAGGTGTTTTTATTATTTTTAATAAAGTGAGGTGATAAAGATGGCACTTACAGCAAAACAAAAACGATTTGTAGAAGAGTACTTAATCGATTTAAACGCTACACAAGCAGCAATAAGAGCTGGTTATAGTCCAAATACAGCATATTCGATTGGAAATGAAAACCTGAACAAACCTGAAATTCGTGCACGCATTGGTAAGGCAATGGCCGAACGCTCTAAACGCACAGGAATAAATGCCGATAGGGTTTTACAGGAACTAGCAAGGATTGCATTTGTGAAAGCGACGGATGTTATAGACGCTGACAATGCAACTATACGGGAAGATGCAAGTGATGATGACCTAGCGGTTATTCAATCAGTTAAAGTAAAAACCATTCCAACGCAAAACGGTGATGGTATAGAAAGAGAAATAAGACTAACCGATAAAATGAAAGCATTAGAGTTGATTGGAAAACACTTAGGGATGTTTAAGGATAAGATTGAGTTATCTGGTGATGTTGGAGTTGTCCAGATTATAGATGACATTCCTAGAAGTGATGATGATGGCAGTTAAATTAACTAAATTAATAGCACCATCATTTTATAACGTTCATCATTCAATACGTAATAAGGAATACAGCCATTACTGGTTAAAAGGTGGACGTGGCTCTACTAAATCATCATTTGTTTCTGTTGAAATAATAATGGGAATGATGGCGGATCCGGATGCCAATGCGGTTATACTACGTAAAGTCAAAGAAACACTTCGTGAATCCGTTTATGAGCAAATGCTTTGGGCCATTGATAAATTACAAGTTACACATCTATGGCATGAATCACTCAATCCTTTAAGCATAACTTATAAGCCAACAGGTCAAAAAATAATATTCAAAGGTGCAGACAAGCCTAAAAAAGTTAAGTCCAGTAAATTCCGTCGAGGATATGCCAAGTTTATTTGGTATGAAGAAGCTGATGAGTTCACAGGAATGCAGGACATTCGAACGATTAACCAGACACTTGTCCGTGGTGGTCCTGATATTCAGGTATTTTACACATTTAACCCTCCACAATCACAAAATAACTGGGTTAACAGTGAAGTTGAACAGCAGAAATTAAGAAAAGACACGTTAGTACATTCAAGTGACTATCGGACAGTGCCAAAAGAATGGCTAGGCGAACAGTTTATAAACGACGCTGAACATTTAAAGAAAACCAATCCGAAAAAATATGAGCATGAGTATTTAGGTATTATAACGGGTACCGGTGCCGAAGTATTTACTAACGTTACACAAAGAAGAATCACAGATGAAGAGATTGCTAGGTTTGACAAAATCAGAAGAGGCCTTGACTTTGGTTTTGCTGCCGATCCGTTACATTATACAGAGAATTACTATGATAAAGCCCGGAAACGGCTTTTTATTTTTGCGGAAATCCATCAAGTTGGATTGAAAAATAGTGTAGCTGTTGAAAAAATCAAGCAAATAAATAAGTTAAATGGATGGATAACGGCTGATTCCGCAGAGCCAAGAACCATTAACGAATTCAATGATTTAGGATTGAGAATAACCGGAGCAAAGAAAGGGCCGGGAAGCGTGGAACATGGTATAAAGTTCTTACAAGACTTAAACGAAATCATTATAGATCCTGAACGTTGCCCGAATACAGCGAGAGAATTTAGTACTTACGAAATTGAAAAGGACAGTAACGGAAACTTGAAAGGAACTTACCCGGATAAAAATAATCACAGTATTGACGCAACACGATATAGCTTAGAAGATGAGATGAAACAAAGTAAATGGTTATATTAAGGTGGTGATAATGTGGATAGCAAAAATTTATTAAGCGACAGTCCGGCAGTCGTTGCACAGGCATTAAAAAGTGCAATTGAAGCAGATAAAACATCTCCAGCTAAAGAAAAAGCAAGAGAAGGGGAACGCTACTACGAATATAAGCATGATATCTTAAATAATCGTATTTTTTACATTGATGATAATGATGTGGTTCGAGAGGATAAAAACGCTACTAACATTAAAATTCCACATCCATTTTTTACTGAGTTAGTTGACCAAAAAGTCCAATATCTGCTATCGAATCCGGTTGGGGTAGAAGTGGATGATGATAACTTTAAAGCATATTTAGAAGAATACTATGATGATGATTTTCAAGTGTTCTTACAAGAAGCCCTCGAGGGAGCAAGCAAAAAAGGGTATGAATATATCTTTGCTCGAACAAACGAACAGGACAGGCTTTGTTTTCAGGTATCTGATAGCTTGTGTACTTTTCCAATATATGATGAGAATAACGAATTGAAAGCCATTGTTCGTTACTATGACAAAGATATTTACAAAGAGGGTAAAAACGAAATCATCACAATTGCAGAAGTTTGGGATGAGGAAAAAGTAACCTTCTACAAAATGGAAAAAGGAAAGCAATTCGTTTTTGATGAAAGCAGGGAAATGAACCCACGCCCTCATGTTATAGCAAAGGCGAGTGATGGGACACTTTTATCGCGTTCATATGGGACGATCCCTTTTTATCGTTTGTCCAATAACAGTAAGGAGAAAACAGATTTAGAGCCAATTAAGGCATTGATTGATGACTATGATCTAATGGCGTGCTTTTTATCTAATAACCTACAAGATTTTGCTGATGCCATATATGTGGTTAAAGGTTTTATGGGTGATGATCTATCTAAGCTAAAACAAAACATCAAAGCAAAAAAAGTTGTTGGTACCGGAGCTGATGGCGGTGTTGAAATTCAGACGGTAGATATACCGGTCGAAGCGAGAAAAACCAAATTAGAAATAGACAAGAACGCTATATATAAGTTTGGCATGGGATTCGATTCCACTCAAATTGGTGATGGCAATATTACCAATGTCGTCATTAAGAGCCGTTACGCTTTGCTAGACATGAAGTGTAACAAAGCTGAGGTTCGATTACGGGCTATGCTCCAATGGATCAATAAAATGATAGTAGATGATATTAATCGCCGCTATGGAACAGCATATAAAGCAAGTGACATTACGGTAAATATCGTCCGTGAAACAATGGTCAATGAAAAGGACCTTGTTGAACAGGACAAAATTGAAGCAGAAACAAAACAAGTCATCATTGAAACCATTTTAAGTGTTGCAGCTCGTTTGGATGACGAATCAGTTCTTAAATTAATCTGTGAGCAATTTGAATTGGATTGGGAAGAAGTTCAGCAAGCTATCGATGAACAGGATTATACACCGGGGTTAGCAGCTAACACGGATCCAGTAGGTGGTGAACCGAATGGCACAATTGGACAAGTGGCAGCAGGAACTGGAACGACTGTCTGAAAAAAACTATGAAGAATTGAATAGTGAACTGTTTAAATTTTATAAGGGTGCATTGATTGATATTAAAAAGCAGATAAAGTCATATATCGATAATTATGACATGTTGTCATTTTCTAGACGACTTGAAGCAGAAAGACTTCTTGCTGTTGCAGAAGCAATTGACGAAATCTTGTCTCAAACAACGAATGATGTACAGGAGGCTATCCTTGAATTTATCGAGAAAGAAGCCAAAAACGGATATTATGGTGTTTGGTACGCATTGGAAGGAACAGCAAGTTTACAGTTAAATTTTCCAATACTTGACAATGAATATATTAACGAATTGGTATTTAAAAAAATTGATGGGATGACGTTCTCTGAACGTTTATATGAGCGACGTGATGAACTTGCTAAGAAGGTAACTGATGAATTACAGATGGCATATTTACGAGGTGACGGTTACCAAAAGGTCGCAAAGCGTGTGAACGAACATACAGAGGCAACATATAAACAAGCCCTGAGAATTGCCAGAACTGAAGGTGGCCGCACTCAATCATCTGCCAAGCAAAGAGGATATGAGCAAGCAAAGAAAATCGGAGTAAAGTTAGAAAAACAATGGTTATCGACGTTTGATAAGAAAACTAGACATGACCATAGGGAATTGGATGGACAAACAGTACCTATAAACGGTTATTTTAAAATTAATGGTTATAAAGCAAAGGGACCGCGTTTGTTTGGCGTGGCGAAAGAAGATATTAATTGCCGTTGTACAACCATTGCTATTGTAAATGGAATTACACCAGAGTTAAGAAAAGACAATGAAACAAAGGAAATTAATAAATACAAGAATTATAAAGATTGGGCGAAATCCAAGGGGGTTGAGGTGTGAACCATAAAATTGTATCTCTTTTAAACAAATGTCTATTATCCTTTTATTTTAGGAAAAGGAGGTGAACTCATGGATGATAAGTATGCCAAAGCCATAGCTGATGAGCTGAAAAAGATTCGCCAGGAATTACAGAAACTAAATGAACCGAAAGTAGTTGGTCCTTTGGTGTTTCAACAGGCACAACAACAACCAGAAGAAGAAACAGAGGAAGAGCAAGTAATCCGGCAATCATTTGCTGGACAAAGAGTAAGCTTTTAAATTTGTCCTAAGCATGACATTAAAAGGCTTATTTAATTTGCCTAGATTGGAGGCATAACCAATCAATCCCTGCAGGAAGCGACCTGCATAAAAAGCTATGGATATGGAGGAAATCATAATGGAATGGATTAAATCAATTTTAGACAAATACCGCAAAGAAGACGGAACTGTAGATATAGAGAAAGCCATGGCAGAAATTAAAACTGAATTTCCGAAAAACGCGGTGCCAAAAAGTGAATATAACGACAAAGCCAATCAACTTAAAGAAGCGAACAACACGATTAATCAATTAAAGCAAAATAACCAAAGCAATGAGGATTTACAGCAAAAAATCAAAGACTATGAAATTAAGATTCAGAATTTGGAAAAAGAAGCGGCTGAGACGAAGAAAACTTATGCATTGAAGGAAGCCTTGACAAAAGCCGGGGCTAAAGATGTTGATTACATGTTGTTTAAACTTGGCGATGTCGAAATAGACAAAGACGGAACCATCAAAGACTTAGAAAACAAGGTTAAGGCTTTGAAAGAAGCCAATCCAACATTCTTTGAGACTAAAACAGATGATAATCAACAACAACAGCAACAGCCTGCCGGTGGATATCAAGTAATTGATAACAAGCTGGATAATGGAAAACCTAGTGATCCAGTTGCAGAGGCAACAGCAGCATTTGAAGCTGCACTAGGAATCAAGAATGAATAATTAAGGGAGGAAATACAACATGCCAAATACATTAGAATATAGTAAAATTTTCCAACCATCATTGGACAAACAAGTAGTTCAAGAATCTACTACCGGATGGATGGAGTTAAATAGTAATCTAGTAAAATACAACGGTGGTAATGAAGTTAAACTGCCAAACATTGTCATGGATGGTCTAGCAGACTATGACCGTACTAATGGTTTTGTTGGTGGAGATGTTACTTTAGAATGGAAAACCTACACGCTTACTCAAGACCGTGGTCGTTCATTCTCTATCGATGCAATGGATGTTGATGAGACTAACTTTGTTGTAACTGCTGGAACTGTAATGGGAGAATTCC